AGGTGCTATTTCGAACTTTACATCTATCATCTTTCATCTCCTTTACTAGAATAATCCCACATTATCCCACACTATATATAATGTCAATAGGCAAAGTGAAAAAAGATTCGGCTGCGGTCCTGCCGGACTAACCCGAACAATTGTTTGGGTTGTTGCTGCTCACGCGCTGCGTGCTGCGCTGCCTAAATTTTTCAGGATCTGCTGCGTGCTGCCGCGGCGCTGCTGCGAGTCCGGGTGTAACCCGAACAATTGTGCGAGTTGTGATGCTTGCTACCGCGGCGTTTTTTTGATTCTAACTTTCTGCTGCTGCGGGCAGCGAGTCATCTTGCTGCTGCTGACTCAGCTGCACCCCGAATAACCCGAACAATTGTGCGCTTTGTCATCTCGTGCTGCGCTGCCGGAAAAAATTTTCGCAGCAAGTGTACGAGCTGGGGATGAAAGTTGCAGCAGTTTCTCTTCTGTGTGCTGCTTTTGGCTGCCCCGAACCCGAACAATTCTTCGGTTTATAACCCCGATTCAAAATCTTCGCTGCGCCGGGCGTTTTGCTGCTGCCGCTAACCCGAACAATTTATCGGCTTATATCCCAGCGAATAGCAGCCTGAATCATGAGTCCCGATCCCGAACAATTTGTCGGGTTACGGTCCCGGCAAAGAGCTGACAGCCCGAATCTTTATTTTTTTCTAATGGATTTTAAAGCCCGCTGAGGCTATCCCGAACAAGTTTGCAACCCCGAACCCGAACAAGTTTGCTTCAGGCGCTAGGCGGTGCGTTTCTGGGCGTCTAAGACCCCGTAAGCCGACCCGCACGGGGCGCAACCTGCGCTATACAGCTTCTTCGTTATCGTATGTTATGTTGATTTGTTCGGTTTTTGTGGGATTTGCTTCAGGTGTTACATCAATCATGCGATTCTTAGCACGATTCATAAACTCTTGTAGTTGTTCAACGATTTGATCACGGGTTAGTGCATCAACGTTTTCATGTGTTACATGGCTACGAGCTACCATAAGCCCCGTTACCTTCAGTCTGAGTTCTTCTGCCTTAATAGCCGCCCCGAAGTTCCCTGCTTCCCATGCTTCATCTCTGAGTCGTTGCATATCCCGAACAGATTTGGTTACAGAAACCCCGTACTTGCTTTCGAGTTCCTGTCTCATTTCTTCCATTCGCTCTTTAACAACTGGATTGTTAAGAAGCTGAACGGCTCTTACATTCGGCGACTTATACCCTGCCGCCCGAGCCGCACCCGTCTGGGTCATATCTTTGTGAATATAATTATCTAAAAACTTTTGCTGTTGTGGCTGCAACCTACGTCCGCCCTTTTCTATTTGTTCTCCGACCTTTGGCATTTACAAACCTTTTAACTTACAGCACCTCTAAAACATAACGCGATAAATAAAAAAGAACAAGCCCATAATTAACCAACAGTTCCCACACTGGAACAACTTTCCCAAGATCACAAATCACATCAGGGGGGTTGGTTATATAACCCCCCCTATAAGGGGGGTGACGCGGTTGACGTAAAATAACCTATTGATTTTAAACAATATTCTACGTCAAAACGCAAAACTGACGTAGTTGACGTAAACTACCTAAACCATTGAAAACAAACATAATTCTACGTCAACATCAACTGCGTCAGGTTTTGACGTGAAAAAAGTTGACGTAGAAAATCGTTTAAAATCAATGCATAAGTTTTCTTATGTTTTTGCTTGACCATAGAGCATTATATGGGTATATATGGGATATTCTAGCAAACGGAGTATATAAAATGCAGACGATTACAACAAAATATATTGGACCAACTGAAAGAAGATGTTCAAGAATTAAGGTCACACATTCTGGCAATTACACAAGTATTATCATGAGTTATGATCACGCGTTGAATGCTGAAGAAAATTATATTGTAGCCGCTAAGTTGCTTGCTGAACGTCTTAATTGGGATGGTCAATTTATTGGCGGTCATACAAAAGATGGCATGGTTTTTGTAGATGCAAAGCCTGTTTATGATTTTACAGTAACAAGCAAAGCGCCTGATAGTGATAAGGTTTCACCATCTGATCAAGTTGAAAACTTTTTATTTGGTGAGGTGCAATAATGTTACTTAAACTTAAAAATATTAAGCGCACTGAGTGGGCAAGCCAAGAAACGCATTGTTATCAAGCGTCTTTATATGTAGATGGAAAACCTGTTGCTGTTGTAAGCAATGATGGTCACGGCGGTTGTGATCGCGATTATTCGCACCCGAAGTTTAAGGGTGACTATCGCGCTAAGATGAATGAGATTAACGATCACTTCAAATCTTTGCCGCCTTCACCTTTTAGTTACGAGGGCGCAAATGGCGTTATGATCCATGATAGCTTGGAGCAATCTTTAGAGTCATGGTGCAGTGATCAGGTCAACGATTGGCTTTCTGAGAAGGAATTAAAGCGCAATTTAAAGTCTTATGTTTTAATGCAAATCAAAGGCAAGGACGGAATTTATCAAACCAAATTTCACCCAACTGTAACCAAGGGTGAATGGGTAACTAACAAGCATTCGGGTCAAACTAGGCGTATCTTAAATGATATGGATTTTTCCGATGCTTTAACTTTATGGAAGGAAAGTGCATAATGTTTTATATGGCATATGGAATGAACACCAACCGCGAATCTATGGCGGTTCGGTGTCCACAAGCAAAACCAATGGGCGCGTTTTACCTGCCAGATCATAGGCTAGTATTTCGCGGCGTTGCTGACTTTGTTGCAGACGTTGAAAGCGTTTTACCTGTTGTACTGTGGGAAATTACGCCTGATTGCTTGCGTTCTTTAGATAGACTTGAGGGCTACCCGCATTTTTACAATAGGCGTAAACTAAACGGCGCATGGATTATTTATGAAATGGTTGATCAATCGCGCACCAGTTTACCTAGTGAACATTATTATCGTATGATTGAAGAAGGCTACAAAGATTTTGGCCTTGACGATTGGCATTTACGCCGCGCGAGAGCAGATGCAAGGGAGCTAGTAGCATGATGTACCATTTACAGCAAACCGACACTAGCGGGAAAGTTCATTTAATTCCCGCTATTAAGGTTTCTATGACCGCTATGGAAATTTCATGGTTAATCGAGGGCTTAGATGCCCTCGTTTTGCCTAGTAGATCAAAACGCGTTAAACGTAGTTTGAAGCGCGCACTTACTGAAATTGAAAAGGAGCAAGCCGCATGATTGAAGTAAACAACCCAATTCAACCAACCGAGTTGGTTCACACGCCCAAAAATATGAAAGAGTTTACAGATATGATTGATCGTTTAAACAATGAAGAAAGAATTGTTGCTTATACATATTCAATGATGGCTTGGAATTTAGCCTGCAAAATAACTACAAAACATTTGAAGGAGATTGCAAAATGACTAAAACAAAGAAAAATAACAAACCTTGGACAGCCGCAGACGATGCAGAGTTAATTCTTATGCGTGAGGCTAAGACGCCAACGAAAGAAATTGCTAGAGCGTTAGGCCGTACACCTTCTGGGGTTATGAATAGAATTCAAAACAAGCAAATTCCTTACGGCAAGGAGCTGACATTTCGCGAAGTTGTGGATACAGCATTTGCCAAGGGCGAAATTGAATTCGGTGAGCCAGACCAAAAGGGAAGCTTTGAACAACTAACCGATTTACTGGGTCAGATGGAAGAAGATATTAAGCCGAGCAAATGGTTTCCAAGGCTGCGAAAGTTCTTAAAAAAATTATTCGGGTTAAAATAACAAAAAATCAGGCGGATCTCCCGCCTTTTTTTATTTACATAAGCCGAACAAATTATCGGGTTATACAACCTACTGCTGTGTTATTGACACCCATGGTTTTTGTTACTATCCTCTAATTATTGTAATCAGTTTAACCTTACCTGTATTGATTACACTGCTCTAACTAACCCCGACTGGCTAGGTTTCGCACTGCAAAGTCGGGGTTTTTTTATCCCGAACATAAAACGGATTTAAATCCCGATTATAATCCGCCCCGAACATAAACTTTCTTATATATACTGTTGACCCCGAACATAAGAAATGTTATGTATTAGGTCTAGCAAAGAAAGGTAATAAGATGACACAATCATTTCAATGGCTTATCACTTCATCAGGTCACTTCATGCACGGCACGGAAAAGAAGTTTTACAACAACTTAGCCCATGCTGAGGAGCTGCCCGAAAATTTTAAAGATGCTTGCCACATGGCATATGATCATTGCAAGGACTGCACGTCTATTCGTGTTTTACGTCTTGATCGCGATACAGGCACTTTTGAAGATCAAACGGCTAAAGCTGTATATTTTATCGCGCAAAGCGTTTTAGACCTTAGAGACGAGGAGAATGGTATTCCCGAATGGGCGCAAGAGCAGTTTGATGCCTTGGAACCAGTATTAGAGGGAGACTACTAATGAGTAACGAAACAATAGAAGATGCTCTTTGCGATATGTATGACATACGCGAAAGGTCTAAGGTACATAAGTTTGATGTACTGGCAAAAGATGGTGATGGTACAGACACTACTATTGGAGATTGCATTACAAACGTAATTGATATTTTGGAAAATTTTATACCAACGAGGGAGATTACTAATGAAAAAAGATAAAGATTTAGAGCTTGAGCGTATGCTTAATGAAGTTTTTGCAAAAGTATTTGGAAAGGACTGGTAATGGCAAAATGGAATTTAAAAAAAATTGTCCTTTTTGAAGACCTTATAAAAGAAGACGATTTTGATATTAATACTTTAGTATGTGAAATTAAAAAAAATAATAGTAAGCGCATGGACATTAAAGATGTCCTTGTGCGTCTTAACGATATTATTCACGCGAAAGACCCGAAGGCTGAAGCTGTAAGGTTTAAGCGTGATTTAATCGTTAAATCAAGCGAGGAGAAATAGTATGGAAAGACCAACTTTCAGATACATTCTTGATCGCTTGAATGGGATTAAAACGCAATCAGATTTAGAGGCATTGAAGTCCGATTTCGAGGATTACTTGCCTTTAGATAAGTTCGAAGAGGATTTTGATGTTACCGCAGCGGTTGATAATTTAAAACGTGACTACGTTAATAGAGCTTTAAATAAAGTCCCGACATTACACGAAGCCGCAGACTTGCTCGGGTTAAAGAGCTATCAGGTTTTAGTAAATTGGATGAAACGACTGGATATTAAAGATGGGGGATAAAAATTTTAAATTAAAATATGGTTCAGTCTGTTCTGGCGTTGAAGCTGCTACAGTAGCTTGGCACGATTTAGGCTTTGAACCGCAATGGTTTAGCGAGATTGAACCATTTCCAAGTGCTGTATTGCAACATCACTACCCCGAAATACCAAATCATGGAGACATGACAAAATTTAAGGAATGGAATAATGACAAAACAATTGACCTTCTTGTTGGCGGGACCCCTTGCCAGAGCTTCAGCGTCGCCGGCCTTAGAAAAGGATTATCGGACCCAAGGGGCAACCTCATGCTCACCTATCTTTCAATGGCTGAACGATTTAAGCCCAAATGGCTTGTCTGGGAAAATGTACCCGGAGTCTTGTCATCTAACGGAGGACGAGATTTTGGAACCTTCATCACGGCGTTGGGGAAAATCGGGTATGGGTTTTCATGGAGAATCTTGGACGCTCAATACTTCGGAGTTCCACAAAGACGCCGCCGTGTCTTCGTTGTCGGATGTCTTGGAGATTGGCGAAGTGCCGCAAGTGTTTTATTTGAGTCCGAAAGCCTGTCAGGGAATCCTGCGCCGAGCAGAGAAGAGAGGCAAAAAGTTGCCCCGACAGTTGGCACAGGCCCTCCTTATAGTCGCACAGGAAACTCCAGAGTAGAGACAGATGCGCTTGTTTTTACGCCTTCGAGTATTGCAGGATATAAAGAAGGTGTTGGGACACTTAGGGCGCAAGGCGGTGATATAGGTGGTGGTTCTGAAAACTTAGCAGTTACATATGCTTTGCCCGGAAATTGGATAGGAAGAAAGCCAGAAAATGGCGGTAATCAAGTAGAGCCTTTTTTAGATTTATCTCCTTGTCAAACAGCTACTGATGTTCACGCAGTTGTTTATGAACATCACGCTCAGGATAGCAGAGTTAAGGAGTTGCCAGAAGTATGTTCAACAGTAACGGCTAAGTATGGAACAGGTGGTGGAAATATGCCTATTGTTGCTGTAGCTACAGGTGAAACTACTTTGTCTGATGTAACTATGTCTTTAACTGCAAGCTACGGACAAGGTGGCGCTGACTTAGCGACAAAACCTATGATATGTACTAATATTGTTAGGCGAATGACACCCAAAGAATGCGAACGGCTGCAGGGCTTTCCTGATAATTACAGTCAAATTTCATGGCGCGGAAAAGAGCCAGAAGATTGTCCAAATGGTCATAGATATAAGGCTATGGGTAATTCAATGGCAGTTCCAGTTATGAGATGGATTGGTGAGAGAATAAAAAAAATAGAAGAGGAAGAGCAAAATGACTAACAGAGCAGAAATTCTTGAAACAGCAAAGCAATACGTGACCAAAGACAGAGCGTCAGATCATGGAGACATGGAAGATAACTTCAAGATGATCGCGGATTTTTGGTCAACGTATTTAGGTATTGTGATTAATCCGCATGAAGTTGGAGTTATGATGAACCTATTAAAAGTTGCACGCATCAAATCAAATCCTGAACACCCCGACAATTGGGTCGATGGTGCAGGCTACATGGCGTGCGGCGGTGAGATCGCGGGGAAACCAAAAAGAACGAAAATGCCCGCATTAGATGCTAACGGAAAGTTCGAAAAACATAAGGAAGCGTTATGACTTTTTACACAATGCTTGTGCTGACATATGTAATAGAAGGCACAGAAGTTCAAAAGAAAACTTTGTATAGAAACGCATATGAGTGTGGAAATGCGCTGCCAGAAGCATACAAACCATATGAAGATATGGATAGTATGGGGCAATGTATTGAAACAGACAGGGTATCGTCTAGCACTCTTATGCCAAAATTAAGACCTATCAATTTAGGAAAATAGTCGCGCAAGGCGGCGATGAATTCGTTTAAATGTTAGCGCATTTGGTAGCGAATTTATCTAAGTTCTGATCTGATATTAACTTTGCCCGTTTAAATCTGATTAAATTTAACCGCCTTGCCGTGCTTTTATAAACAACACAAATTCACAGTCAAT